AAATGTTATGTCAACCTGGCCATGAGAGAGATAGTGTGCCCGGGAATGTGCCGACCGGAGCTCTGCCATGCTGCAGGGGTGGCCGGGCGGGCAGCGACACGAGACGCGCACGAGCGCGCGGGACACCCCGGGGGAGGGCGAGGGCGCCGAGGGCTGCCGGCACCCCATAATCTATGGGACCCTATGTCCATGAGGGCGCACTACTTTTTTGAAATTCTCGGATTCAACAACTTACGCGTAATCCTATGATCTTACGAAAAAACATGTCACATGTGAGATAATGTCACTAAATTGCCATAGTGGAACCATGTTGCCCAAGCCGGGCAACGGGCCACTTCAAGGCAACAAAAGCCATGCAATTCACGAAGCACGAGCTCCAGCAACTCTCCCAGAGTGCGCACTTGTTCTCCCCGGCCGCCATGGCGGAACGTCTCTCTCGCGGAGACTGGCGTCGCGCCCTTCATCTTGATCACATCAACAACCATTTAGTAGAGGCTGCTCGAGGCAATCAGCCACGCTTAATGATCATGGCTCCCCCGCGCCACGGCAAGAGCGAGCTTACGTCTCACTGGTTCCCTGTGTGGCTCTTTTCGCTATGGCCGAAGAAGAACATCATCCTATCGTCCTACTCTGGCCAGTTCGCTTCTGAGTGGGGCCGTAAGGTACGCAATACCCTGGCTGAGAATTCGGAAATGTTATGCGTCCAGCTTTCCGAGGACAGCAAAAGCGCGTCCAGGTGGCACACATCGGAGGGCGGCTCCATGCTAGCTGTTGGCGTTGGCGGTCCGATCACGGGCCGTGGCGCAGACGTGTTCATCATCGACGACCCCATTGCCAACGCCGAAGAGGCCATGTCCGAAGTAGACCGCGAGAAGAAGTGGCGCTGGTACTTGGAGGTTGCCCGCACGCGCTTGGCGCCTGGCGGCGTAGTCGTGCTCATGATGACTCGGTGGCACGAGGATGACTTGGCCGGGCGTATCTTGACCGCTGAAGGTTTTGGAGGCGAAACGTTCCACGTCGTTCGGCTTCCGGCCTTGGCCGAGAAGGACGACCCGCTAGGGCGCGCCGAAGGCGAGGCCTTATGGCCGTCGCAGTTCTCGAGGGATTCCATTCTGTCCGCCGTGGGCCAGGATCACCGGATGCTGACGTGCTTGTATCAGCAGCATCCTACGAGCATGGAGGGCAACGTTGTAAAGCGCGACTGGTGGAAACGGTACGACAGGTTGCCCAATATTCTAGAGTTCGACGAAATCATAGCCTCGTGGGACCTGGCCACGAAGTCTCTAGACACTTCCGACCCTACGGCTGGCCATGTCTTGGGACGCATCGGAGCATCGGTGTACCTGATTGATCGCATCAATCAGAGGCTAGACTTCCCGTCGCAGTTGCTGGCCATCATGGGCATGCGCGCCAAGTGGCCACTGACGAAAGCCATCCTGATTGAGGACAAGAGCAACGGCCCTGCCGTGATTGCGTCCTTGGCTGACCGCATACCTGGAATAATCGGATGGCCGCCTCGAGGGATCAAGATGGGAAGCAAGGAACAGCGCGTGTCCGCCATCTCCTACATGATTCAGGCTGGCAATGTGTGGATCGGCCCGGATCATCAAGCCGTGATAGATGAGTTCGCCGACTTCCCTCGAGGCAAGCACGACGATGACGTTGACGCTCTGTCTCAAGGGCTGAATTATCTACAGCCCAGGTGCATAGGCCAAATGAGACGCGACCATACCGAAGCACTGGACGATAACCTTGAGTTTCCTGACATGGTGGAATATGAGCGTGCTCGCCTTATGGAAGTTCTCAAGGATAGACTCAAACAAATTGAGAAGGACGATTCCATGGTGCTGCGCCAGCCCAAGCGTGGCGCCTTAGTAGACCTGCCCGGAATCAATTAGCATGCCCCTGCGAAGCAGGAGTTGCGGAGCGTAGCGTAGCACTATTGACTTTCTTGCTCGTCCGCCCTATATTCTGACCATGACGTCCTTCAGCGCTGTCGGGAGCCTTTACGGCCGTGATCGACGGACTTGGACGTTCTTGGCCTCGAGTAGTGGGGTTTACCACACTCTTGACAACCCAAGCGCGAATGGCCGGCTGCGATATGCTGGAGCCCGCCGGGAAACCACGGCGTAAATATAGGCCCTTTGACTGGGTTGATTAGTCTTTGGGCAATAGCACTTAGGTAGCCGCGCGGCTTTAAGATGCCTAGGTGCCTTAACAGAGCCTGGCCCAGGGGCTCTTTAAAAATACCTCGCCCGCGCATGGTGATACGCGTTACCAAACTATCCCGCGCCCTTAAAGGTGGACTGTCTGGCGCGTAAGAAGTGAGACTATTACCGCCTTACGAGCGTAGTGGTGCTCGCTACAAATCCACTCGGGGTCTTCGGCCACGCTTCGCCATCGTTACCTAGAAGCAAGCGTGGCAGCTTTTTGTTATCGTGGCCGTGATAATTATCATGGCCATGATAGGTGAGAGAGGGACTCGAGCCATGGTGTACTACGACAGCCGCCTAGAGACTATTTCGGAACAACTCCACAAAGCCTATAGCGAAGGATACCGGGCCTGCCTCTCGCAGCAAGGCGCCTTCGCGGCCCTGTTCTTCTTCTCGGGCTTAGTGGTAGGCTTGTGCCTCGGCTGGTGGGCCTGACGTCCCGTGCTACCGCATTACCGGAATCGTGCATCCATACAGTTCTTTCAGGATGCTTACGAAAACGGCTATGAGGACGCTATACGCTTCAGTGAGATAGGACAGAAGCTGGCCAGGCGCCATAGGCTCATCCGGGCTGGCCTATATCTCCTCCTCGGCCTCATCCTCGGAATGATCTTAGCCGTGGCCTTCTTCCCGCTACGCTTTCCTTCCATTCCCGTGAAGTTCCATGTGCCGCAGGATACAGGAGACTTAAAGGCATGACTTCTATAGCCGAGCTCAGTAAGGGCGTACCCAGTAAATTCAAAATATTGTACGAAAAGGCTCTTCGTGGTCTATTGGCGCCACGTTCCGCAATCAAGGCAAAGTGTCAAGAATGTGTAAATTGGGAGGACATTAGACTACGAGTCGGACAATGTCAAGCTCGAGGTTGCCCCCTGTGGTCGCTACGTCCATACCAAAACATCAAAGAGCCACCCACGCCCGCTCATACCGTAGATGCTCCCCACAGCGTCTAAATAGACATTGCTAGCCTCGGCTGGCACTCTACCCTTACCCAGGCGACTTCCGTAGCTGTACTGCTTCCTGCAGCGTGCCCTGAACATAGAAACGGCATTTTAAACGAAGGCCGTGACCCCCCTTTTTAACCCCCTTCCGAACCACGCGCCGCCACTATTGCCCCTTCTCGGGCACATTGTCCCTTCTCTTTCAGTATGTTAGCAGCCATATTCACGCCTCGGGCCATGTCCACAACGCCGTGAACATCCTCCTGGCCGATGTAATATCACCATCAAAGCCCTTCATTCTAGAGGGTTTTGTGGGTCATACTGCACCCATTATAGCCGCTTACGTGGCCGATATGCCTGCTAACAAGCCGACCTAGCCGTGCGTCCACAATCCGATTACGGTTTGCGGTACATCGCGGTACATCGCAGCCGTAGAAGTTAGCGCTTTCCGCTAGTTTCTGCACTCACGGTGTACTCTGGCGGCCGGCCTTAGCCACCCTGGCGCCTATTGTGGAGCATATGCGGAGAATAAGGCTCGCAATCTCCGCATGTTTGGCCGCTGCGTAAATCCCCCCCCTCAGACTCCCCCCTATTACACACTATGTATATATTACACTATAGAATACTACTACTTAGTAGTGTATGATTACACACTATAGTACAATTACACACTATTATACTAGTAGAGTAGTGTATGAGTTTCTTTCTGTTTCTCTCTTTGTTCTCTCTCTCTCTTTCTTTCTTTGGTACTTTCTTTCTTTCTCTCTCTCTCTTGTTTCTCTCTTTATCTTTCTTTTTATGGAATTTTTCCCTTTCCGGAGGATTACCATGGCTATTGGTCCTTGCTTCCGTTCTCTGTTCCCGGCCGTAAGGCCGGGAAGGCCCCCTATCCCCCAGGTTCCGCCGGCCCCCCTTTCCCCCTCGTGCCGTCGCCTAATCGGCTCCGGCAACTCCTGGCTCCGCCAGGTTCGTGGCTAGGGCCTTGCTTTTTAGCCTGCGGCGCCCTATATTCTGACTGGGCACTTAAAGAGGGAGGACTATCCACAGTGGATCAGGAAGTCAAGACCGAAATTCAGTCGATTGCGTTAGAGTGTGGCCATACGGCCAACAAGGTAGTACAAGAGGCTGTCGATACGGTCGCGCTGGTAATGACGAAGGAGATTGAACGTCTTCAGCGTCAAGTGGCTCGCTTGAAGAAGGCCTCTAGTAATGAGTCCTAACGCAAGCTGGTTTAAGCAATTCAATGTAGCTTTGGAAGCACTTGCCGAGGCTCGTCGCCTATACGACCGTAAACCGAATGATGAGCACGAGGAAGCACATTCCGAGGCGACTACACGTATCTTCCACGTGATCGACGTCGCCAGCGCGGATGACCTAGACGATCTTGTATGGAAGCTGTGCGACTTGTGCCGATGAAGAAAAAAACCAAGCAGGTCATTACTCAAGAGTCTATTGACTACTGGCGCTACAATATCCGCTTAGCGACATCAAAACTGTGTGATGCCATGATCGACAGCATCAACTTGGTGTCGGTCGAAATCACAACCTTGAGACGCCATAACAAAGCTCTCCGTCGCCAGGTTGCCCAACTGAAGAAGGAAGTGGCCGGTGGATGATAGGTCTATGCTTGACGTGCATGAGTCGAAGTGGTTTGAGGAGTTCCGCCTGGCATGGCATGCTCTGTTGGTGGCCAATCGAGAATGCATACAGCGCCCAGGTCCACATTCGGACCGTATCCTGATCGAACAGGAGACACACATACTCACATGTGTCGAAGAGGCATCACTGGAGGATGTGGAGCGCATCAACGATTTGCTGTGGGGCTAGCATGGGAGAACCTGATGCTAACGAAGGCTGAGATCGCGGCGGCGAAGCAGGCGACGTTTTTCTTAAATACGCGTTGGGGGTACCAAGACGAGCACGGGAAACACCATCTTTGACCCGCGGGAATCGTCGCGCAGTTGCGCGGCGTCGAGTTCAAAGGCGACCCTGCCTGGCCGACGATGGTTTTCGATAGCAAGGCCCGTGAGGTCCTTCTCGATGTAGCAGATTGGCTTGGGTTCACGTCGAGCCACGATTATGGTGCCGCTTTAGTTCAAGAGAAGCGACGGATCTTCAAGCGGGCGAGGTACTGACCCACCATGACACCCCAGCAAGCCATCGACGCCTTGACGCGTATCAAGGCGCGATTACAGAAGGGTTGGATCAAGGGCCGCATTGCTGAAAATGAATACGGCGAGGGTGTCTCTCCGGAAGACCCTCGGGCCATCGTATGGTGTCTGAAAGGGGCCATCTTAGCAGAAACGCAAACTGTAGAAGAATACCAGAATTGTTCTATCATTTTGCGCAGAGGTATGCCGCCTCAATACTCTTCTTGGAATCTAACCGCCTTTAACGATTGTCCGTACGTCGGCCTCAAGGACGTGCTGGCCCTGGTAGACCGCGCCATTGCGGCCGAGGAGAAGAAGCTCACATGACCGAAGCAGAAGAGGCGGATCGTTGGTTTTATCAGTTACAGAAGGCCACAAGTCGGCTTGTTGAAATACATTCCATAACTGACAGGTTGCGTTCTTTGGAGTATTCTCACATTGCGGATGAACTGATGCTTCCACTCGGAGAGGCACAGAGTGCAGTTGGGGCTCTATTTGCTGTGGCTCCTCTCCCTAGCTTGCGTCGTCTACAAGACAAGCTATCTTCATGACTACCACTATTTCCGATTCTAAACCCAGATTCATGTTCCAATTCGAAGACGCTCTTCGTTTCTTGATTGCGGCCCACAGAACCCGCGATGCTATTGAGCAACTTCCCGGCCGCGAACGTCTGGCGAAAGAAATGAATTACGCGGTCGTGGAAGCTCAAAGCTGTATCAGCGAGTTGCTCATTGACGCTACCCGGGTGGATCTTGAGAATCTCTTGCTGTCGATTGCGTACCGCCGATGACCGTAACGCATCAGCCGCCAGGTCAAATTCTGTATGAGACCATGCGCAATTCCTTCATCAAAGACGACATACACGACATTTTTGGGGCCATGCTTTTGGATTCCGATTATGCTGAATTCAATCATGACGTTAGAGCCATGTTAGATCAAGTAGCCCGCTTGATTCAGTTGTTGGTTTGAAATTTATGCGCCACAAAAAGACCCTCATTTTCGTTGCGTTAATTACCCCACTTGCTCCATGGGTCAACGCGGCCAATTTAGTAAAGCCGCTAGCTATCTACGGTGCGGAGGCAGGCGCCGATTACTTCTCCACGCGGTACGCCATGGAGCACGGAGCGTGGGAGGCCAATGCTGCCACTCGAGGCCGTCTCGCCACCGTGAAGCTGGCCGAGGTTGCCGGGCTGACTGTGGTGGACTATGCTCTACAGAAGGGCGGACATCGTGGTGCGGCGCGATGGATGCGCATTGGGGCGGCCGTAGTGTCCGGCGGTGTGGCCGTGTGGAATCTGCGAAACGGTTCTATTGGGAGGCACAATGTCCAGTAAGGCTGAACAAGTCAGGGACGTTTATGGCCACTTACCGCCCGACATGCAGACCGCATCGCGCCCCTTCGCCGACTTAGCCCAGCACATCATCCAGACTCTGCCAGCCGGGCCAGAGCGTACCGTGGCGCTCCGGAAACTCTTGGAGGCCAAGGATTGCGCTGTGCGCGCGGTCCTGGAAGCCCGTGGATTCTAGGGCCTCGAGCGCATTAGCCAAAATTGCACTAGGGCTAACGCTGCTTCCTACCACTCGGGCCTTGATAGTTGATATCCGAGATCCCATGGATATTGACATGCCCGAGCGCCAGACATACACTTTTGCGGGCGAAAGGAAAACGTCCATGCTCTCTCTAGAACAAATTGAAGACATCGCGGGCCGTGCTGCCACGAAGGCTCTGCATATAGCCTTCGACGGGCGCGGTGGCCGCGCTACAAATTCTTACGTGATTGACCGGGTCAAGGATGCTTTGAAGCCTTTTGTTGTAGAGGCTAGCCAAGCAGCTTACAATGAGGGGTACTGCGAAGGCCATGAAGACGGGCAAGGCGCCGGGCCAGAAAAGTAAACATGCGCAGCCTAAGCTCTTTTGAATTCTTCCTTCTGACCATCCTGGCCACTGCGGCCACGTTCGGCCTCGTCTACTGCGATGGCAGCGTTGGCCATCCTGCGCCTCCTGTGCCGACTCCGACCCATACGCCGTGGCCACATTCCGCGCCAATCACGCAGCCTATGCGTATAGAAGGCTCGCGGTTCGTGACACAGGATGGACGGTGCGTAATTGGCCTTTCTACCTGCTGTGCCGATGAGCACGACCCGGTGTCGTATGGCGGCTGGCCCTTGATTTCCGATGCACGTATTCAAGAGGCTGCGCAGGCTGGCATCAACTTGGTCCACATTCGCCTCGGCCCCTTCAAGTGCGATTTTCCGTTCAATTCTCTGCAGGGTGACATTTGCCCCTACGGCTATCATGTTCCGCCCGGTACGTGTCCCGGTTGCCCTGAGTGGAATGAGGCCTTCTTCAATCACGTCCATCATGTGATTCAGGTCGCACGAGACGCCGGTCTGTATGTAGAAGTTGACATTATCGACGGCTGGAGCATGAAGAATGAGAACAACGCCTGGGCTAAGAAGTGCGACGAGCTCATACAGATTTTCCCCCTGAAGCCCTACGTAGTTGAATGGATTCAGAAGGTCTTGGACGATTACGCTCAATATCCTAACGTAATCTTCCAAGTGAGCAATGAGGACGGCGTCTCGTGCGGCTACGTGAACCCGCAGGCCGAGCAGTACATCATCGACGAAGTGCACAAGCGTGGGCGCCTTGTCGGGACCAACTCCGAGATTCCCAGCATCGAGGCCCGGGCCGACTTCATCAATCACCACTACCCGCGCGCCATTGCCGTGCTGCAAGGCAAGCCGACGCGTGTGAATGAGAACGGCGACCTGCTTAGCGCTGACGACTTCCAGCGCGAGCTCGCGGCGTCCGTGGCGCTAGGCTCGTACTTTGACCTGTGGCGTGGCGACCTGGACGAGGCTGGTTACCAGAAAGCGCTGCAGTACGTGAAGGCGTTCCGGGCGAAGGAGATTCGCTAATGTGTTCTCATCTTGGTTGTGGACACATATGGCCCAAGAAGTACGGTGCGACAGTAGACGCAATTCGTAAGAAGGCCATGAAGCCCCTGGCGACTGGACACATGATCACCGCAAGCAACATAATGGTGGCAATGTCAGAAGAAATCGCAATAGACAAGGTTGCCAGCGATCAGCACCTAAGGTGCCCACACGGTATCTTGTTCAAGATGATGCCATGCGGTCTTTGTGCTACGTCCAAAGAAGGGAGCGATGAGGTAACTATGCAACAGCCAAGCGCGCCCGTCGATGGCGAAGTCAAATGCCTCGCCTGCCGCAAGGCGCTCAATCGCACGGACAAGAATTGCTATGCGTGCGGTAGTACGAAGTTGAGCGAGTTCGATGATGCTATGCCATCCAGCGAAGTTTCCGACGAGAATTTCCATACTCTTTCAGTTTCTGGTGCTTGGAAAAAGCAAGCTGATGCCTTGAGACAAAATACCCTTCGAGAATTCGAGGAATATCTCAAGCGTACTGCTGCCCCAGTACCCATTACGCCACCCAACGATCAGAGCGCCGGAGCATCCTTGGGTCCATTAGGACCTAGCGTTAATCGTACGTATTGGGTTGACCCAATACGTAAAGTTGAAGATCGAGTGTCGTCGCCCTTGGCTATTGGTCCATTAGTTATGGCAATGATTCATGCCGAAGCCAAGAGATTGGACGCACTCGTTATGTCTCATAGAATTTTGCTATATCAAAGGCAAAATTGTGAACGCTGCCGAGACTACCATCGACTTCAGTTTGATTTAATCACCAACATCGAAGCTATTCTAGTGGAGGAAGGTTTTTGATGAAGCCTCAGATGTTCGCATGCTTGCTCTTTGCCATTTCCATATCCTGCGGTAGGCACTCGGCGGTGCCAGTGGTAGGTCCACCCTCCCCTACCCCAACGGTGTCTCCGACAGCGCCTCCCTCTCCTCCCTCGCTGCCGACGCCGACGCCGTCTGTGTCGTCGCCGAGTGCCCCTTCTACCTCAGGATATGGCTGGCTATTCGGTTACTTCTACTCCACGGGCCGATATGGTGACCACTATCGCGAGCAGGCCTGCTACACCAACCTCTACTATGCTTACGAGCATGGAGAGGGCACTTCTGCCGAATCGGATGATGTGTTGATTGCGCGCCTCGTTGCTGATGTTGATCGTGCTGCTAGGAATGGCAAGGCCATCTATTTCGGATTGTCGTTGTCCGAGCCATTGGACAGACTGCTGAATGCTATGGCGCCCTACTGGTCTTCTGTGGCCTTCGTGGAGATCGCCGGCGAGCCGACGTGGAACGCCTTCGAAGCCGACCAGCACGCCTCTTACTGGAAGGCGCGTGTCTCGAGGCACGGCCTTGCAGCCAAGCCCGTAGGCGTGACACTCACCCGCAACGCCATCTTGCACGGTGACGCCTATCGCGCCGCCGGTTTGGACTGGATTGGCGTAGAGGGATACGTGGATGCACCTGGCGGCACTGCGGCTCAGAATCGCAGCAATCTCCTGGACTTCTTCGCCAAGGCCAATGTGGCTATACCGCCCGATAAGAAGTTGGTGTTTGTGGTGCAGTCCTATGACCGCAATGGCGCCTGGAAGAACATTGCCACCTTGGTGGCTCTACAGCCCGTGGCGCTCGAGTACGCCAAGAGCTTGCCCGATCCAGGGCGCCGCGTCCTTGGCTTTACCTTATTCGCCTATGGTCGTCCTGGCGGCGTTGTAGATCATACGGAGCTCAGGCCGATCCATCGTGCCATGGGGAACGAAATCTTGGGGGTGGATTGCCGATGACAGTATTGTTCGACAAGCTATTCATGTCGCCATTGGCCCCGGGGGAATGGATTGGCGTGGACTTGGATAAGACCTTGGCCTACTACGAGCCGGGTTATGCTTCTACCAACAAGATCGGAGAGCCAATTCCTGAGATGCTGGCTCGGGTCAAACGCTGGCTAGAGCATGGCATCGCAGTACGCATAGTGACTGCTCGCGTATATGACGACCAGAACCATATGCAGCGAACAGCCATTGAACAATGGTGCCAAGAGCATCTCGGAACAATATTACCAGTTACGTGCAGCAAGGACTTTTCTATGGTGGCCCTGTTTGATGATCGGGCCATTCAGGTAGAGGCCAACGAGGGTTATCTTGTACAAGACAGCCTCGATGGTATACAGAGTGAATTCAGTCACCTTTTGATGCACATGAAAGATTTACAAGCAGAAATTGCCGACCTAATGGCCGAATTTGACCTTAAGGGACGCTGGACGTAGCCACATGCGATCATTCTTACGTGCCCTTCTACGTACCATTGGTCGCTATTTCTTAGTGGCCGCATTGTTGTCTATGCTGTATTGCGTTTTGGCATCAATGCTGTGGTTTGATTCTCCTGCATTGTTTTTATTCGGATTTGTTGGCGCAATGATTGTTGTCACTTTGGATCATAGAGCATAATCAAATGGGAGACGTCCTTGACATCAAGACCGGACGCACCCGCTTTCATGATCAGATGTTGCAGTTCTTGTATCGGTGTATCACAAACGAAGCCGTGATTGCGTCGGCTATGCAGAATGGTCTGGATGGCGGTCCCGTGGATGATAGCGATATCAAGATGGCCGGCTTGATGGTGAAGGAAACCATGATGACCAGGTCGGGCCAGGGACGCGGATTGACTGAGCCCGATACGGCCAGTCTGTTACTGAGCTTGTTGGAATCCAGGAGTGTGCGTCGGGCTATTGTGTCCAGTGTGATGGATTCATCTATCAAGCTGTGGGACAGGGCGCGGTCTGTACGGCAACTGCTGTACGTTGCCCGTGACATCTGTGGCATGCTGGAGTTGTCCAATGCTCACACTTCGGGCTTAGAACATTGAGAGCCACCTTTCTCTCGGCGATTCTGGCCTGCTTTGTGCTGGTAATGGCGGCAGGCTCAAAGAAGCCATCCGGCCCGAGCCTAGAATTGCGCGCTACGCCACGGTTCGCATTGCAACCTCAAGTCTTCCTATTGACCGGAGAACTGAAGGGCGACCGTTTGGACGTCGAGTTAAACTATTGCCTGCGGCAAGAATGGCGCTGGGACGACGATACGTCTAGCGTGCGTGAGTCCGACTGCGATCCATGGGAGCCTGGCATGGTGATTGAGAAGCGATTCTCGATTACGAAGACCTTGGGCTACGGTGACCACACTATTGAATTACATCTCAGCAAGAACAAGAAGGAATTGTTCGTTGCGTCCGTATCAGTCTCGGTACTTACGCCTGGAATCCCTGTCGGTGCAAGCGAAAGGAGCGTTGTGTACAATGCTGGGCATTAGCTGGAGTAGTAAGCTAGCAGACCTGACCTTTGGCCATATCATCATTGGCTACTTGATCTTCATAGTAGCCAAGGCGCTCTTATCGTGGCTTCGTCTTGATCCTGGCCCCAAGGGCTCTCTTGCCCAGGCTGCCGAGTTGTCTATCTCTTTTGAACAGGACAAGGACGATGAGGGCACGACGCCACCGCTCCCTGGCAATTAAGAAGCCCAAAGACAGTTTTCGTATCTTGTATGTCCGCTGGAAGGACCATGCGGGGCAAGATGGGTGGGTAGAACTCTCTGCCGTAGAGGGCTTGGTTACTGAGGACTTCATCGTTGAGCAGGTTGGCATTGAGCTCTACGTTGATGGTGACGCTTTGGTATTGGCGTCAGGCGTAACGTTTGGGAAAGTCATGAATGTGATTAAGATTCTGCGGCGTGAGATTGTCTCGCAGAAGGTGCTTGGGAACATCAGGTATGAATAGCCCAAGCCGTCCGCACGGGCCATTACCTAAGTATGGTCAAGATCACCAAGTGGGTATGATCGTACCCAAAGGGGGAAGCTCGTGCGGGTCGTGCTATTACCTCGGCGTCGAGGGACGCTCCTGCATGCAGCCTGACTTTGTGCGCTGGAATCGTGGCCCGCGTCTGCCGGCCAGTGCGGATTCATATTGCTGTGACTTCTACCGCATAGCGGAAAGGAACTAGAGCCAATGATTATCGGTGCCTATCCATCCATCTACAATCTTGGCCACAAGGCAGTGGCGCATCTTCTGGACGGCCCCGTCATTGTGGAAGAGAAGGTTGATGGCTCGCAGTTCTCTTTTGGCATTGACGAAGACGGAGAACTGAACATGCGCAGTAAGGGCGCCGTGGTGTACAAGGAATCGCCCGGCATGTTTAAGGCTGCTGTTGAGACTGTGGTGTCTCTTGCGGAACAGGGGCGCCTTGCCCGAGGCTTTATCTATCGTGGCGAATACCTCTCTAAGCCGAAACACAACGCATTGGCGTATACTCGAGTCCCTAAGGGCCACATAATCATTTTTGATGTTCAGGGGGAAGGAGTTGACAATTTCATTCCAGACAAGTTAACGCTCGCGTCTGCCGCAGGCTTTGAGGTTGTTCCATTCTTGTTCTCTGGCATGCTGTCCGACAGGGCCATGTTTGATCAATTCTTGGCGCGAGAGTCCGTTCTCGGAGGCCAGAAAATCGAGGGTGTTGTTATCAAACCAGCCAACTACGATGTCTTTGGTATTGACAAGCATGTCTTGATGGGCAAGTACGTCAGTGAAGCCTTCCGCGAGACACATTCCAAGGAGTGGAAGGCTAGCAATCCTGGACGTACAGACGCCGTCGAGCGCATCATTGCCACGCTCAAAACTCCACAGCGTTGGCAGAAGGCCGTGCAGCATCTGCGCGAGCAAGGCAAGATTGAAGATTCGCCGAAGGACATCGGTCTTTTGATCAAGGCCGCCAAAGAGGACATTGCCAAAGAAGAAACAGAGTGGATCAAAGCCCAACTGTACGACTACTTCAAGGACCATGTAACAAGAGGCGCCGTGGCTGGCTTGGCCGAATGGTATAAGGAGCAGTTGCTACAAAGGCAATTTGAGCATCTGCCGCCTGTCGTACAATCAACATCCACAGAGGAGCACAGAGACAATGCGTAAGAAGATCAGACGTGCTATCATGTTCCTGCCAGACGTGGTGGTCATGTGGACTCTATGTCGATGCCTTAAGTACATGAACTATTTCACTGGTCGGCAGTGGGTTGTGATGCGACTGCCGAGTAGAGAAGATTTTCTGCACGCCCAAATAGCGGCACAGAAGAGCCATCGTGGCCTTAACGTTATGAATACCACGCTCCCAGAATTGAAACACTGACTCTCTAGGTGGTAGTCCTGCCATGCTGTTCAATAATACACTGCCCCTCCTGCTCGTTCTTCCGTTAGTCGCCGCACCAGTTACCGCACCGACCAGCGCCACCCATCAGCCTACAGTTTCCCACAAGCCCGACGATACTCAGCAGGCATGGCCACCCTTGACTATGAATGCCGTGGTGCGGCTCGAGGCGCATAGGGAGCCTGACGGCAAGTCTCTTGGGTGGGGAGCGCCCATTGGTGCGGACCTGATTCTTACCGTAGCCCACTTGGTCGCAAGCGCCAACGGTAACGCCCTGGATTACTATACAGCCAGCGGAGAGCATGGGAAAGCTGAACCATTGCCATACAAGAAGGGCATAGACGTGGCCTATCTTCGCGTAATCGCCGGTACGCAGGTCTCAACCTTTAGATGGCTTGAGATTAGCAAGGACGCGCCACGCTTGCAACAGCGCGTATGGTGGAAGGGTTATTTGCGTGGTGGAGAAGCGGAAACAGTATTGCGCGGCTATTATCTTGGCATAGACAACGACGGAGATGCCGTGTTTGACGGGTTCGGCAGTCCTGGCATGTCTGGCAGTCCAATCCTCACGGATGATGGTCAGATTATGGCCGTGGTATCCAGCGGAGACAACTATGCCATGGAGAGCTTTGAGCCCGAAACGTCTGGAGACCGCGCCAAACTAGAACCACTCCATCAGCTTCACTTGTACATGTCCAGCTTCCGTGCCGTAGTGTGTGGTACGCCAGTTTGGGGACATAAGAATCTACCTGGCTCTTAAAAGATGGCTGTCGATCCAGTTTTTGTCGGAGAATACATTCTTGATGAACTACGCGCAAGAGATTGGAATTTGTACCGCTTTGCGGACGCCACCGCCCTTCATCCCATTGTCTTATACGATATTGTGATTGGCCGCTTTGACCTTACTGAAGACATTGCGCGTAGGATTGGTTTTGCTTTTGGTACCAGTGGCGATCTTTGGATGAATTTGAGTAAGCAGGCCCAGAAACGCAAAGTGGATCAGGTGGAGCGTTGCGTCCAGGCCCTGATATCAATCACCGATCCAGTATTGTCAAAACTATCCGAGGCGGAACAGGAAGCTCGTTTGACCGCCTTCGAGAAAATTGTAGCGAAGACTTGACATTGGCTGGAATCTTCAGGTAACCTTACCTTCAGGCCCCGTTCGTTCTTATACTGCCGGCCAGCACAGATAAAGTTGCTAATCCCCATAGCTGGGATTTTGTGCCGCAGAGACGTAATGGGGCCACCACTACGCTCTTGTGAAAACACTAGACAATGGTCGCACGCGATCCTAATCGGCCCAAGGCGGCTCAGATTAAGGCCGAGGAGTTGCTATTGGCTGTTCATGCTCACCTTGTGCGCCGAGGCCCATTTCCAATTGACGCCCTTTGTGGCACGTATCCCAAGAAGGTCATTGTGGCCAAGCAGCGTAAGCTAGAGCGCGCTGGTCTCTTGAAGGGATGGCATCTTACGACTCAGGGAGATTCTAAGGTTATGGAGATTCTGGCTTCATGAGAGCTCTGGTAGCGCGTCTGTTTTCATCTATATTTCATAAGGCGCCATGCGCGAACTGTAGTGCGTATGTGGACAAAATTGCGGAGTTGCTGCTACAGCTTGAAGGAGTGCGATCTACCAGAAAGACTCCAGTGAGCTTGAGCATGCCAGTGGCTGACGACGACCATGAGAAGCCTGAGTTTCCTGTCGAGCCAAAAGAGGCCCGCGAATACGTCTCTAGGATGCTAGACAACGCCCGCCTCTTGAACGTTCGCAAGCCAGAGCCCGATTCGGTACTTCCTGGGTATGAGAATCCGGAAGACCGCGATAGGCGCTTTGGTGCCGTGACTGTCTTGCCATTACCCACCAAGACTTACGAGCCGGTGTAATAGTCAGTGTCTACTCCAGCCAACATCCCACTTCCCGCTCGGCCACAAAACACCAATCTGATGGACCGTCCCATGGACGGCCTAAAAGGTAAGGACGTTCATCCCGGATGGATGAGCACGCCCACATTAGCTGATGACGATTCAACCATTCGAGAGTACCTCCACAACTCTATCAATCACCTGTCCCGCTTTCGTCGTTGGCACATGCTACGTAAGGCCCTTAACATATGGTTTTACCGTGGGCGCCACTGGATTGAACCACTTGGTCGCTTTGCCCCCGACGGCAATGGTGCCTATTATTTTCGAGAATTGTACCGCAATTCCTCAGCGATTTTCCCGAGGCCAGTCACCAACTTAATTGCCCCTGCGGTTGACAATGAGGTTGCCCGCCTTGGCAAGCGGGAGTACGTGCCGAGCGTAATTGCCTACCGAAACATTCCGGAGCAAGAGAAGGCCGCCAAGCTGGCCAAGGACGTGCTGCTATACGACTTGCAGCAAATGGCATGGGCCGACAAGCGCGAGGCGTTGGCGTTTGACTTGATGGTCACTGGCACATGCGTGGCCCGTAGCCGATGGGATGAGACCATTACGGATACGATGGTTATTGGCAATCCAGACGCAGCCGTATGCACCGGCTGTGGTTTGCTGTTGTCTTCGCCCGAAATTAGCAAGAATACAAGCTCGCAGTTCCAGTTCCACGATGGTGCCCTACAGCAGGCTTCGCAGGGCTCCGACGATAACAGCGTTCAATTCTCTAGTTGCCCGGCTTGCAATAGCCCTCTTTCGTCCTATGCTGTGAGTGAAGACGAAGCACAGGGCGGCGAAGATGGCCTAGGGCGTTCGCTTGGCTTGACTGTTCCTCGAGGCAAAGGGGACATCGAGGTCGTGTCGCCCTTCGACATCTACCCAGAGAATGGCGGAGTGAATGTGGAGCCGCCCACTTGCAAGATATGGTCCCAGGCAAGCGTCCGAGACTTGGACTGGATTGCGGAGCGTATCCCCGATGCTGCCACAGACCTGCACCCCGAGGACGCTCGAGAGCTCCAACGCTATCATCCGACCATGGGTGATCAGGCGTTTCAGGCCGGTGGATTCTCGGCCGTAGGAGACCGCGACATCTATTCTCACCATGCCCGCGTCTATGAATCGTACATAGATCCGAGGCCAGGATTGCCCGATGGTGCCATCTTCGCGATGGTGAATGAGAAGATTTGGGTACGCGAGCCACTAGTAGTCTCCATCGACACTCCCAATGGTCCGAAGCGAATCAAGAAGGTTACTTACGCTGGAGCACGGTTCAAGCGTATTCCTGGAGAGTTCTGGGGTCGTAGTCCTATTGACGACGGAATCTCGCCACAAAGGCGCATGAACGAGCTTGACGCTCAGGTGCAGGATATTCGCGAACGGGGCATTCCGCAGGTCTGGACTCCTATCGGTACGCAGATCAACGCCCATGATGATACTGGCGGAACCTTCCGACAGATTGAGGTTGAAAGTGTCCGTGGTGACTGGAAGCCCAGCGATGGCATTTTCCCGGCACAGCCGATCACCGGACGCGAATACTACGAAGAACGCGACCGGATCATGGCCGACATGCAGAAGATTTTGGGGCCTCAGCCAGTCGAGCAAGGCGAGGCGCCAAAGAACATCAAGACCACGTCTGGCCTTATGATTCTGAACGAGGAAGCTGCTCAGAAGCGTGCTCCTATGGAACGCGCCATGATCTTGATGTACGAAACCCTGTGGTCTTCGCACCTTCAGTTGACGTGGGCGTTCCGCAAGGAAGATGCCACGTATGAGATCATCAACGCCTCTGGCGACATAGAGCGTAAGAGTTACAAGAATACTGATCTTCTGGGCGACGTTCGTGTGCGCGTCGAAAAGAATGC